ACTAATATTTGGTTTCCATCCTAGTGCTTTGATTTTATCTACATTTAAAACTTTACGAGGAGTACCATTTGGTTTTGTAGTATCCCACTCAATATCACCCATAAAACGAACAACATCAGAAATTGTGTGTGCGAGTTCTTTAATTGTTACGTCCTCACCAGTTCCAACATTAATATGTTCTGCCTCATCATAGTTCTGCATACAGACATAACATGCCTCTGCTAAATCATCAATGTGTAGAAACTCTCTCATAGCAGAACCATCACCCCAAAGTTTTACGGATCCATACCAAGGACCACCCATATCAATTGTATATCCATTCTCCTTCATATAATGAAATTTAGCGATCATAGCAGGAAGAACGTGTGAGGTCTCCAAATCAAAATTGTCATTAGGACCATAGAGATTACATGGCATCAAACTAATTGCATTAAATCCATGCTGTTGGCGATATGCTTGGCACATCATAATACCAGCAATTTTTGCAATTGCATAAGCATCATTTGTTGGTTCCAGAGAACCAGTCATTAACTGATCTTCTGAAATTGGTTGTGTTGCAAACTTAGGATAGATGCAAGATGATCCAAGAAACAGTAGTTTCTTCACACCAAAATTATAAGATTGTTGAATAAGATTAGTTTGAATTTGAAGATTCTCAGTTAAAAAGTCTGCCTTATAATTGTTATTTGCCATAATTCCACCAACTTTGGCAGCAGCAATAAAAACATATTCAGGTTCTTCTGAACAAAAATATCTTTCTACTTCTTCTTGATTTGTGAAATCTACATACTGACGAGTGCCTTTAATGATATTCGTATAACCTTTACTCTCAAGATTTCGAACGATTGCTGACCCAACCATTCCATTAGCACCAGCAACTAAAATTCTAGAATCATTGTCCATGAATACACATATCCTCAACTAATTGTTCGAAAGAAATCTTAGGTTCCCAACCTAGTTTTTCTTTTGCCTTAGAGGCATCACCTAATAAAGTCTCAACTTCAGTCGGTCGAAAATATTTAGGATCTACACGAATAATTGGTTTTCTACTAAATTTTTCAACTCCAATTTCATCGAGTCCTTCACCTTCCCATTCAATATGAAGACCAAAATAAGGACCAGCAGCATTTACAAATTCTTTGACTGAATATTGTTTTCCAGTGGCAATTACAAAATCATCAGGTTCATCTTGCTGAAGCATTAACCACATTGCCTCAACAAAGTCTTTTGCGTGTCCCCAATCTCTTTTAGCATTTAAATTACCAAGATATAAACAATCTTGCATACCAACAGAAATACGAGAAAATGCCTGCGTAATTTTGCGAGTCACAAAAGTTTCTCCTCTTCTTGGTGATTCATGATTAAACAGAATACCAGTACAAGCATACATTCCATATGCTTCACGATAGTTTTTGGTTATCCAATATCCATAAACTTTAGCACATCCATAAGGACTGCGTGGATAAAATGGTGTATCCTCTTTCTGTGGAACTTCTTGAACCAATCCAAACATTTCTGATGTAGATGCTTGATAGATGCGAACTTTGGTTTCCATTCCAAGCAAACGAACTGCTTCAAGAATACGAAGAGTTCCAAGAGCATCTGTTTGTCCTGTATACTCAGGCATCTCAAAAGAAACCTTTACATGACTTTGAGCACCAAGATTATAAATTTCATCTGGTTGAACTAACTGAATAACTCTAACAAGATTGGTAGAATCAGTCAAATCTCCATAATGTAAATTTAATTTATTGTAAATATGATCGATACGATGAGTATTGATTAAAGAACTGCGTCGAATAATACCATGAACTTCATATCCTTTTTCTAATAATAATTCGGCAAGATATGATCCATCTTGACCTGTAATACCAGTAATTAATGCTGTCTTCATATTAAAAATAATTTTTATTTTATTATAGCAAAAAAGGAGAGTCTATACAACTCTCCTTTAAGTATTTTACACATTACTTATTTTCTATAGGGTCAGATTTGACTCCACCAGTTCTGTTATAGTCCATCCGTGACTATGGGAATACTGGGAGTTGAACCCAGACTAACCCGTTATAAGCAGGCCGCTCTAACCATTAAGCTATACTCCCAAAAATTTTAACAACCTTCTTCGTGATCTGTATAAATTTGAATCAGGTCTTCAGTTTCTTTATAATCTTTGTATGAAGTTATAATTGCTTTTCTTTTACCATCAACAATTCTAAATGTTTCACCATTTTCAACTCTTTCAATAAGTTTATCAAATTTTTTTTGAAATTGCTTTAATGTAAATTCTTTCATTTATTGTCTGAGTGTAAGATAAGTTTATCGTATATTGAATGATAAGTCAAGATTTATTTGTAATCTCCAAGAAATTTAGCAAAAGGATCTTTTTTAGTTTTTACAATCTCACATGCTCTAATATAAAACATATTTTTTATATTTCCTGACTTTTCAAATGTTTCTTTAATTTTCACCCAATTATCGTAAGTGTGTTGATCCATTTGTTTTGCATCATTAGGATACTAATACTTATAAATTTTATTATTTTGAATTATATAAAAAATCAAAACTTATTCAAATGATCTTCCAATCGATGTAATAGTTTTTCCATTTTTGGCATATCTGGAATTTCTATATTGGACGCATAAAGATATTCATCTAATGCAACTGTAAGCAATTCAATATCACCTTTAGACAGGTTTGGGGATTCCCAACTCATTTAATTTCAAACTCCATTTTTCTAACTTTACGGTTTCTTCTTGCTTCTTGATATTCAAGATCTTCTCTGGAAAAAAGAGAAGAAGAATTATTTTTTTGATTTGAATTTGATATTAACTCTACCAAACTCAAATCTAATGCAGTAATTTTATCATCTTTTACCGTGGTTAAATTGTCACATCCACAACATTTAATTTGTATTGGATGAGAGTGCAATTCTTTGTTACACATTTTGCATCTGACCTTCAACATTTTAATTCATCCTTCTTAGTTTGTCAAGTTTTTACATTATAACATTGATTTTTATTCTAGAAAAGATCTCAACATCCAATGAAATTTTCCATGAGATTCCATTAAACTCTGTACTAAATTAGAAGTTGCATATTGCTTTTGACTATCTGCTTCTTCTGAAATTTCTGCAAATATTTCTATAATTTTCTTATTATCATCACGCAACTGTCTTACCATTTCATTTGCGTCAATTGACTGAGCACTATTTGATGCTTGTTCAATAGATGATACTTCTACAACTCTTAAAAGAGTACTAACTGGTTTCATACCTAAGTATCTCATATGTTCGGTAAGAGTATCAATTTCTTCAAACATTGCTTCATATTGCTCACCAAAGAGTGTATGAAGTTGTTGAAAATCAGGACCTACCACATCCCAATGGTAGATCCAAGTTTTTTGAAATAGAACAAAAAGTGATGCTTGAGCATCACTTAATTGCTTAAACAACTTTTCCATTAAACTAATACTTTTTAGGTATTTATAATAAGGGTCGTAACCCGACCCAATCATTTATCAGAAGGGGAGAATAATAAATCTCTCCCCATATTATTCTATTTTTATTAAACTTCTACTGTGATCAGTCGGGATGCATAATCATGAGCATATGAAGTGCGGGCACCATGATGCCCCCAACCAATCCAACTATACGCATAGTCCATGTAACGATCGATAGACTTACCAGGAGTTTTCATCCTGTCCTCAATTCGTTGCCATTGAACCTCAGTCGTCAGATAACGAAGTTGCGTGTGAAGTGTTGATGGAGAACCACCAAATCTTCTAGCAAAATCACCCAATCCATAATAACGATCAGCAGATGTCCATTGAATCAGTCCGTAACCACGTCCGCAGTTACTCCAACTGGTTCTACTACCACCTTCACAAATGTTAGGAATAAAAGTTGATTCCTGACGAATATTACCCATGATGGTAGCAAGGGCGTTTCTGTCTTTAACACCACGATCCTGGAAAAATGCCAGGGTAGCATTCTCATGTTCATTACACCCTTTACAAATTAACCTTTTCTCTTTTGGCTTTTCTGGTGCAACCTCTCGGATTGCTGTCTTTGATGTAGGCTCCTCTTGGATAATAGAGAATGGTGGAGGACCACTCAAAGGGGGAGGAGGAAACACTTGAGGCAGTGTTGCCGTATTGGTTGTAACCATTGCTACTAGAGGAACGGCTACTGTAAAGAAATTTTGCATTTAAATTAATTGAACTCTACATCCCAATAGAAAGGGGGTACACCCAACCTCTCGGAGGGCACTTTCCTGGGCTCTAATGTCATGATCAAATTCTCATTATAAGTCTCATAATATTACAGTATTTAGAAATCCATAAAATAACCATTAATATAATCAAGAGATAATACTTCAAGATTTTCTTTTTGAATTACCCAATCACGAATTTCACTATAGACACTTTCTGCATCTTTTGTTCTTCCTTCTTCACACAAGATATGCATACGATCAATATGACCGTCAATTGTATCATTGCATATTTTCTTGATGTGAAGTCCCATTGAAATAATCCTTCCTGAAATATCGATTCATGACATTGCTATTGTAATACGCAGGAGTGCCATTGTCAAGAGACTCAGTTAAGACATTATTTAAAAATAACTGTCTTGTCTCTTCATAGTTTGTCTTACCTAATGTTTTATGAAGAGACAATATAGTTCTTTGAAACTTATCCTTTCCGTATTTTTTTATATCCTCTTTGAGTTCAGGACAAGAACCATAATAATTTTTCCAATCTGATTCTTGTTTTACTTTTCTTTTCTTTCCTTTGGGAGTTCTAAAAGACCAAAAGTATTTTCTTCCCAAATATTTTCTATTGGTCTGAGAGCACTCTATTAAATAAACAAACCCAAAATAATCTTGGATATCTTCTGATTCAAATATCTTTCCTTGATATATCCAAGGGTTCTCATAACTCATTCGGGTTCCTAATAATATTCAAGTTATTTATAGGTATAACTTATCTTCAACCCTAACAGAGTGATTATAGTCATAAAAAAAGCACCTGTCAAGGTGCCTTAATGAATTGTAATATTATATCAACCTTCCATGATTTGATTGAACCAAACTTCACTCATATTGTTGATAATTACATTTGCGTCTTCAATTCTTGATGCAAAGTTATTTTCAAGAAGATATGATGCTACAAACTCGTATGCTTCATATGCCTCTCTATTGAGTTGCTTTTTCTCTCTAGGGGTCAGAGCACCTCTTTGTGCTCCTCTTGCTGCCTGCTTTGCTTTTACGGCAGGGTCATCAGACTTGTGAGCATATCCACGAAGACCATAATCAGAAGAAGTTGTCTTACGAAAATCACCTCTTTGCTTTCTGGCAAGATTTTGTCTTGCTGTTGGATTTACACCTCTTCGACCATAAGTTGGTCTGTTTTCTAATTCAGTTGCCCTATCTGCTGCCTCTCCACCACCTGTTGATTTTGCAATTCTATTACGAATTTCGGTTTCATCATAACCTCTCTTAGCCATTGCAGTTGCTTCATCAACGAGTTCAATTTCTTCCTTTACTTTCTTTATCTTCTTTCCACCCTTTTGGTCTTTACCCAAAGCACCAGCAATAACATCTCCTCTAGTTACTTTATCATATGGAGGATAGTTGTTGGCAAGATTTCCATCACCCTTACCTTCATAAACTGATTGATATGCTCTCGCAATATCTCTCAAAGTTTTAGCAGATGACCATTCGTATGATTGCTTTTGCATAGTTGCTCCTGTTCCTGAAGTTGGAGTTTTAGTGGGTTTTGTATTATTTATACCAGTTGCTGGTTTTAGTGGGTATTTAGACATATCCCTTGGAGTGAATTTCTGCAAATCTGCTGCTGCACTTTTCACATCAGGAACAGCAGGAGTAGGACCAGTCGTAGGAAGATTGGTTTTTTGTGCTGCTTGAAGTGCCTTTTCTGGTGATGCACCAGATGCTCTTGCTCCTTGTGCTGCTCTTAATTCAGCAGAAGTTGGTGTTCTTCTTTCAAATGAAGTATTCCCTAACTTACCGATTGCTGGTGTTGGGGGTTTTGGTGTTGAAGTTGATGATGCAGAACTTCTTGCAGCATTTTGTGCGGCAACACTTGCATAACGGGACTTCTCTGCACCACTAAAAGCACCAGCAGTAAACTTACCAGTTGCTTTATCTAATTTTCCTTCAACTCCTTTTTGTTTTGCAAGGACAGTTGAGGATGCTGCTGGTCTTGGTGGAGGTGTTGAACCTGAACCTGCTGCTGGTCTTGGTGGACGAGAATCTGCTGGTTGTGTTCCTGGTACTGGTGTTCTTGATGATTTTTCTGCTTTATCTGCTGCAGCAATTGCAGCATTTTGTGCTCTTTCTATTCTTGCTGCTCTTTGGTCTGGATACTCTGTAACTGATCTTCCAGTTAATCTTTGCCCCAATCTTTGCCTGGCCAATCTTGATGCTGAACCACTTGGGTCTCCATAAAGAGTATCTCTGATATCACCAGCAACACGACCTGTATTTGCAACAAATCTTCCCATATTGCTGTCCCAAAATCTTGCTTTGCCTCCAGGTGCTTCATCAAGTTGCTCTACATCCTGAGGATAATAAACTTCCTCATACAAGTTTGCTAAAGCATCCAAGTCCTGCTTATTCATTTTTAGCAACAAAAAGTACTTTTATATACTTATTTATTATTTTATAAATTGCTTCCAATATTCGTAAGAACTCATTTCTTCATTCTTTGTTGCCTGATAAGAACGAACTCTTGATTCACCTTTTTTATCTGGTGCAACCATATGAGTTTTGATTTTCTTTGATGTTGGTGCTTCTTTCTTTTCTTTCTCAAATGCTTTATGAACTTTAGCAGCATCATCGTACATATGAATTTTTTTAGCACCACTTTGCTTTGCTACTGCATTCGCAACATCCACTTTCTTTT